TGCTTGGGTAGAGGGGACTTTGACAATGTTGTCTTCATCGGTAGCTTCCCGCACCTGCTGCCCTAAGACGATAGGCGACTTGATCTTACCCCAGTTGGGGCACCCTGCGCAGACGCCGGGATTGTACTCGTCGAAGCGGGTGCAGAGATACGGGCCCTTGATGCCCTCTACCTTGCGGTCGGTCAGGTCTGGATCGTATTCGGGGTGGCCCTTGGACAGGCGGTGCGCCGCCTTGTAGCCGTCTGAGCAGAACTTAGCGATAGACAACCCAGCCCGCCACATCGGCTCCGACACCGTTTCCGGCTTAGCCAGAAGATGGCCGATTTGAGCGCAGCCTTTGCCCTCTGAGGTCTTAATGACAATCTTCTTGAACACGCTCTCGCGGTTGCCCAGCAGGGCGTCCATAACTGCATTGCGCTCCATAGGCACTGTAGAAGGCCGGAACATTGGGGCGGGGTCGGAACCAAGGAGCGCAGTAAAGGCGTCAAATTCGACGGGGTCAGACAGGGTGCCAAGCAGCACCACGGGCTTCTGTTCTCCCCGCTTATAGTTATGTGTGCCGGGAACTCGCAGTATGCGGGCTGCATCGGCTGTAACGTTGATATCCGCCTTGAAGTCTTTCTCTTTGCACAAGTTCTTTAGTCGTTGTGCATAAGGGGCCCACTCGGCCAAACTCACAGGCTCTTTGAGATTCCAGTAGATGTGAACCCCGTTGCCAGAGTTTACCATGGTTGGACGAGGCAGACTAAGATCTTTACAGAAGCCCCGTAGTTCCTTGATCGCCGCCTCTTGGGTGGCAAACTCTTTCTCAGGGCCGCAGTCCAGATCAAGATAGAACGAGCGCATCTGGCGTACATTATCACGTACACGCGCCGTATCGTCTTGGAACGTCGCAAGTGCAAAATAGGTGTCGTAGCCTTCGCTGTCGAAATTAGTCGCCGCGCTGACCACCGCATCTAGAGTTGGATAGAATTTCTGTAGCTTGCGTCCTTCACGTGCCGCAAACACGCAGTAGTAACCATCGTTCCCCAGAGTACGCGTCAGGAATTTCTTCGTTTCCATTGTACCGCCACTCTAAATAAAAATACCCCGACCCACACTATGCGGACCGGGGCAGTATGCCGTAGTTTTATTCGTCGTCCCAGTCCGATACAATAGACGCAAGCTCGCTATCTACGACTTCCGGTGCGGCCTTCTTGGTTGCGGTCTTCTTCGGCTCTTCGATGACTTCTCCATCATCCTCAACCGGAGCAGCCTTTTTAGCGGTGGCTTTGGGGCTGTCCTTAGCCCTTACACCGTCAGTCTGTGACACAGTCAGCGTGATTGCTTTAATAGCTTCGGGGCTATCTTTTGCAGCCACTGCCGCGTTTAGTTCTTCTTCGGTCAGCGGGCGCACAGGCTTGAAGAACAGCTTGGGCGTTTCGGCATTTACGTCAAAGTAGACTTGGGTCACGACCGCAATGATGGGCGTGTTGTGCGAGTTCAAGAACTTAGCATACGCTTGCATCGGCATCTTGCCGTCTTTTTGCTCCCCGAAGACCGAGGTCGCCGGAAGTTGCAGTTGGTAAACGTCGCTAGGCTTACCCTCCAGTGTAACCGCCAGACGCTGCGCGAAGCGGCAAGCGCGGCTTTCGCCTTGGCCTGAACCCTTAATGTTCATCTTGCAGGCAGCGCACGTGGGAGCCATGCGTTGTTCAACAGGAACATCTTTAGAAGGACCCTGCGTATCTGTGGACCAGCACTTTGGCGGCGTAGGGTTTTCAGGATCGTATGCACCCTCGTAGTAGGTACGAGAGATCGGCGCTGCGTTCACGATGACAAGGTTCAGCCAATCTTCTTTTGACACGTTGACTTGCTCGCCGCCGTTGTATTCACGAAAGCGCATCCCACGGACGCTAATACGCTTGCTAGACCCGCCAGCGCTGCCAGCGAGGGTCTTGTTCATATCTTGCAACGACTTAAAGAGGTCGCTGTTGGCAAGGGCGTTGCCCTTGAAGAGGGTCATATCAGTCACATCGTTCTCCATTCAGTTTTGTGGCCGCTGTGTCGTCGCAGCCTTCACGATCTTAAGCGGGTTGGGTTGTGTCATCCGCGGATTCCGAAGTTACAACAGTTGTGAGGTGTTCGACAACTGCCGCGAGGTGGAAACGATAAGTATTTCCAACCTTAATGTAGGTAGTTTTGGGGATGTAGCCTTGACGAAGCCAAGCGCGCACAGTCGATATCGACACAGAAAAGTACTTAGCGACATCTTCAATAGCAACGTAGGGCGATGGGGGGTTTTCAGTGCTCATTTCTTCCTCACAGAGATTGTGTACTTCGAGTCAGCATTCAGACCCGGAGGTACTTTTTCGGGGTTTTCCTCCAAGAAGGTTTTCATGGCGGATTGGTTAATGCGTTTCTCCAACAGGTCGGGAGCCTCGAGCTCCACAACAAACTTATGGAACGACTCCCAGTCGTTAGTCCAGTAGCGCGTTGCCACGGTGCGGTAGAACAGTCCGGCGTTTGTACGTACACTTTCAATACTGTTCTCTTTGCAGTAGTCCAGAAGCGCCGCCTTAACCTTGTTCTGGTCTTCGGCTAGGGTTTTTTCTTCCGCTTCATACTTTGCCTTCAACTCGGCCCGTGCATCACGAATTTTCAAGTAGGTACGGGTTAAGCCTTCGACAGAGACTGTGTTCTCGGCCATGTTGTTCTCCATTGCTGTATTGTTGTGTTTATTGCTGTTTGCTTTGTTAGTCAAGCAACTCTTTGTAAAGGTCTACAATCTTTGAGTGAACGTCAATTTTACTATCAAGAAGTTTGTACAGACGCTTCTCAACAGGGCTTCCCGCTAGCTGCACCACAGTACAACGGTGTTTCTGACCAGAACGGTGAACGCGGGCGTTAGCCTGTGCGTATGTTTCTAGCGAAGAAGTCGGGCCCCACCAAACCACAGTGTTTGCCGCAGTAAGGGTCACACCATGCGCTGCTGCCTGTGGCTGGATCACCAATACCCGTGGGTCTTTCTGCGTCTGGAACCGCTTAAAGATGTCGGTGCGCTGGTTTACAGGCACGGAGCCGTTGATGATTTCAGTCGGGATGCCGTCAGCCCGTAGTTTGTCTGCTAGGATAGTGATCGTGTGGCGGAACGGAACGAAGACCAGAACCTTCTGGCTGCTTTCGTCGATGACTTCGCGTAGCACTGAGTAGCGGTGGCTGATGTCAAACTCCAAGGCGGCACCCTCGTCGGTGTAGACCGCGCCACAAGATATTTGCAGTAGCTTGTTCATGTTAACCGCGGCGTTCACCGACGTAACCATCTCGCCGCTTGCTTCCATAACCATCATGGCCTTGAGGCGGTCGTAATATTTCTTCTGCATGGGGGTGAGCGCCACCTGCCGTTTGACGTACACCATAGCGGGCAAGTCGAGGCACTCTTCCTTGGTAAAGCGAATTGCGGGTTGCAACACACGATGTACAGTAGAGACCGCGGTCGGCTTTGGCTCCCACCGAAACTGCGACATCTTGATCATCACCATGTCACGGAACGACCCGAAGGCGCGGGGCACAGCCACAGGGTTTACCAATTTAGCCAGCCCGTAGGCGTCTACAGGGCTTTGCGCCGCTGGAGTACCCGTCATCATCCAAAGCCACGTGTCAGGCTTTACCAGCTTGTTCAGCACCTTCCAGCGCTTACTCTGCGCGTTCTTATAGTGTGTAGCTTCATCTACAATAAACAGGTCATAGCCCGCTGCAGCAATGTCTTCGGCCACAATCTCCACACCGTCGTAGTTTATGATAAGGAAGTCAGGCTGCATGGCGATGATCTTGCGGCGCTTTTCTGACGTGCCGTGTGCGATCCCTACTGTGCGGTGCATCGCCACGGAGAAGATGTCGGACTTCCACGCGCTGTCCATAATTGACAGAGGGCAGATCACCACGGCCCGCTTGACTACACCCTGCTTCATTAGGAAGTCTGCGGCCCAAATCGCGCTAGCTGTCTTACCTGTACCCTGCTCATTGAAGCAGAAGGACCGCGGGTTCATAGTCATAAAAGCTGCTGTGGTGCGTTGATGATCCATCGGCCTGTATTGGCCCGGCCAGTCGTACCGCCCGTTTATCGGCGCAGGGATTTTGATGTTCAACGACTTAAGTGTCAGAGATTCTGGCACCCCCCAGTTCACTAGCACCTCGGTAGGGCTGACTTCTTTGCTCTTGGGGATAACCGCGGTAACCTGTTTAGGACTGCGCAGCTTCAGAAGCAGCGCTTTGCCGTCGATGATCTTCATCGGATTCTCCAGTTATTTTTATTTTTTCTCGCCGGGTTTGTGCCCGTTACGGCTGCGGTTTTTCTTAGGGCTTTCAAGGATGTAACCATCTTTGTTGCTGCCGCCTTTGGCCAAGGCTTTCTTGTGGCTCACGTCTTTACCAGCGCGGTCCACGCCCTTCTTGTCTAGGGCCCGCCGCGCCTTCTGGCGCTCCATGCGGTCGGGGTGTTCGCCCCGCGCCTTTTGCATCTCATACTCGTGGCCGTAGGGGCGAGGCGATTTCGTGTAAGGCATGGTTAAGTCCTCCCGTTATGCGGACATTCTAACACAACACAGTGCCTTCGGCATAGGCCACTTGGGTTAGCGTTCCACACTCCAGTTTCATGGGCCTTCTCCAGTTTGGCATAATCGGCTAACCACTTGCGCCACAGACTAGGCACGTTTTCGACTGTGTACTTGGCAGGTATAAGTTGTTTGGGCACAACGAATAGCAACCCTGCGTTAACCCGCTTAATCTCGGGGTAGTGCGCGAACACTGCGAGGGCCATAAGTTCCAGCTGGCCCGTGTCGGCATACTTGGAGTTCTTGCCTGTCTTATAGTCTACAACATACGCTGTGCCTGTCTCATGGTTCAGGATCAATAAGTCCGCGATACCACGGAACCAACACTCCTCCTCGAAGAACCCACAAGGTTCAAGGTTTGCAGTTAGCGCAAACTTCTGCTCGCACAGCTTCTCGCCGGGCTTACGCAGTAACGCGTCTAGTGTATGTTGCATATAGCCGAAACGACCCGGAAGTGGCTTGCCGTCACGCACGTACTCTTCACAGGCCAGATGAAACTGAGTCCCGTAAAGCATGGCTTCGGATGTCGGCTCTGAATAATCTTTAACCACCTTGAGATGGTAGTATTTCTTAGCACAGCCCAGAAAGGACTTAAGGCCAGAGAAAGACCACGCGGGTAGTTTCTTCTCGGTGGTCATCCACAGTCCCCGTAATTTTTACCCACACCCGTTTCGCAGTCAATGGGCAGACCCTCAGCCCATGCGGGAGTCCAACGCATACAATCCTCGACGTAAGCACGGCAAGTTTCGGCTTCCTCATCAGGCACACAACACACGATACTGTCATGTACAGTCAAGACTACGCGGTATCTCTTAGAAATGCGAAGCATCTGCTCGCCTATGATAATACGTGCAAGCGCCTGTGTCACGTTCTCAATTACCTTACCTCCATAGATACGGCTAGGCCCTTTGCGGGTGTAGTAGGCATACTCGACACCCTTCTCCCCCTGCTGCGCTTGTAAGCCATCGTAACGAATATACAGGCCATTGGGAAGGCGTACACCGGGAACAGTGTGGTCAGGTACCAGCAAGTTGTTGCAGCCAAACGGCACCTCATCTCCCCGCGCAAGATACGCCAGCATGGTGCCCGCCCGCTTCCACAGGTCGGCGATGGCCCAGTTAGCTTCGCGATAGACCTCTATGATGCGCCTACACTCGGCCAACGGCAGGGTAACAGACGGGAAACCGTTCTTGAGGGCAGCTTGAAACTTCTCCCCACCCATGCCGTAGCCCGCGCCTAGCACTGTAGTTTTACCCACGTGGCGTTGGTCCTTAGTAACGTCGGTTTCGGCTATGCGGTAAATCTTTGCAGCCATCTTCTTATAGACATCACCCTTGGCCGCAAATGTCGCGACCACATCAGCCTGTCCTGCTAGCCATGCAAGGGTGCGGGCTTCTATCTGGGCGGAATCGGCTTCGACAATGGTAAAGCCTTCGGGCGCGACAATAGCGCGCTTCAACTTCTTAGCGTTGGGTCCGCGGCTTGGTAGGTTCTGGAGATTGATCTTATCGTCTCCGCCCCAGCGGCCCGTATGGGCAGCGTAATAACGCACGGGGACAGGCAAGAGACCACGGCTCGAGATATCTATGAAGCGTTGGGTACGTGTTTCTTCTAACGTAGACTTGTTGCCCAGCCGTGCGGCAACCAGCGTTTGCACCCGTGGGTCTTCGTGTTCGGCCAGCGCCTTAAAAGCCTCGTCGGACTTCGCCATTGCTAGCGTTTCCTTACCTGTGGTCAGGCTAACCTTTGTCGGTGGTGTAACGCCAAACCCCTTAAGCAACGTGGCAAACTTCTGATTGGACATGAGTTCGACTTTGTCTGCGATGCCCGCCTCTTGCATCAACGCAGCTTTCATTGCCACGGTATCTTCGAGGTGCTTCTCCAGAAGGAGGCGGTCCAACCCCAGCGTAGGCTGTAGAAACATCCGCAACGTCAGATCAATAAGCTTCAACTCGTTCTTAGGAAAGTCTTTCCCCATTATGTTAAAGAGCCTGTAGGTAAGGTCCACATCGTTGGCGCAGTAACTGCCATAAGCCGATAGCTCATCCATAGTGAACTCGGTGTAGCGCTTCCCCAAAGCGTTCAGCACCTCGGTGCCTTTCTCTCCAATGTCATACTGAATAGCCAATGCTTTGAGGCTACCGCCGCGTTCGGTGCCGTGAATTGCACGCGCCATGCACAGGGTATCAAGCCAAACTTTGGGGCGCACCCCATACTGCCATGACAGGATCGCCCCATCAAACATAGTGTTGTGACATAGAATAGCCGCGGCAGAGAAGTCGATCTCGCGCAAAACCGGACCGACCATGTGCTTGGGGTAGAAGTACGTTGGCCCATTGTTGCACTTGATGCCCAAGCCAATGACCTCGAACTCGGGGCTGCGGACATACTCTTCGGTCGTCATCTTTGACAGCGAAAACGTCTGACTATAATAGGTTTCGAAGTCTAGCGTGTAGACATCCATCTTGGTTCTCCGTACCGTGTTTTTATTTGTCGCGGTTGTCGTTCAACTTCCCGTTCTTCTCGGCATCCAGAAGAATGTTCATGCAAGCCATGACATGGGCAAGGTGCGATAGCCCGCTCTCGGGGTCGATAGTCTCTCCATCAAACCACGCCATCAGGTGGCGCTGGGCCGCATCGTAATAGACAGTAGAGGATACCGCATGTTCGCGCCAGTTGAACCGTCCGTACTTGTTCGCCCCGTTGCTATGCACCTGCCCCATAAGCTGAATACCAATGGTCGGCGTGTCACTCAGTTTCGGCTTTGCCTCGCCAAGGGCCGTCTTCGGGTTACCGTCGGGGTAATTACTTGCATACAGTATTTCTTCGTCTTCCCACTCTTGCTGTGCGTACCACCCCTCGGGCGTCACCACGCCACCTTCTACCCGCGCTTTGGGTGCGGGTTCATCGCACTGGCACACGCCATCTCTGCAAGTGGGACAAGACTCCACCATCGGCGCGTTCACTGATCCACCCATAACCATCATCTCACTCCACTTCGCCATCGTCTAACCTGTTTTTGTTGAACTCATCCAGTGCGTCTGCTGCGCGTCTTAGTAGTTCGGGGTTATCGCGGAACCCGCCCAACCCTCGGTTGCAGTGTGTGCACAAAATGAAGCGCACCTTTTTAGTTTTGTGGCAGTGATCCAACTGCCATCCGTTCTTGTGTCCTGAAATTTCGGATCTGCATATGGCGCATACACGCCCTTGGCTGTCAAACATATTTTCCCATTGCTTTTTAGTGAAGCCCATGCCGTTGGCGCGTTTCTTGAAGTTTAGCTCCTCGCGCCACTTCGGGTTATCCGCGTACTTTTTCTTCTTACGTTCTCGGTCTTTTGCAAGTATCTCGACGCGCTTCTTTTCGAAGTAACGCCTAGACGCCTCCCTCCACTTCTGCTTTTGGCGTTCGTCAGCCATCTACTTTTATGGAGAGGGGCGCAGCGTTCACTTCTTAACCTTTTTCTTAGAGGCGGTGTAAGCGAACTGCCCATCGGGCAGCTTGCGTTGGTATAAAAGACATAGCCCTGCTTCGTATGCTTTGAGCGCATCGGCTTTGTGCGGGCCCTTAGCGTATGCACCCACATGATAAACTATTGTGTCGCCTACGTCTATCTCGGCTAGGGTGCAGCCGAAAGCGCCGCCCTTCTCTTTGGTTATGTCATGGTTCATTTCCCCTCCAACACCTTCAAACGTTTTTCGTAATCCAGCAGGATCTGATGCATCCGCAGCCAGTTTTGGTGGCTATCGCCATGATCAAAACCCAGAAGGGTTTGGATACTCTTCTGCTCTTGGAACATCTCTTCCTGTTCGGGTGTCCGCTTATCGGTGATGTAGACGCGCAGGGTTTCTTCCTTGCTAAACAGTTTTTTCATTAGCCACTTCATTCCCCACCCTCCAGTTCAGCCAGCACGGCGCGGGCACGAGTGCCAAAAGGGTCTTTATAGAAGACGGCATAAAACCGCAGCGTCTCCAGCGCTTTAGCGAGACGGGCTTCTGCGACCACAGCCCTGTCCAGCACATCTGCGGCCTGTCCATGCACGGCAAGCAATTGCAGCGTCAGTTCTTTGTTACTCTCTTCCAACTGCTTGACGCGGTCGGCGGCTGGCCATGCGTCAACATCATCTAAGTCGAGCAGCCGCTTGATCAGATCGTCACTCATCACAAACCCTCCGGTCTTTTAGGTGGGCGCGGGGACACAATGATCTGGTCCGTGTAGATGCACTTCATGATTTCGTATTCCATGTGGTGCGCTCTTGATAGCGCGATGGCTTGGTCCATCACATCGCCGCAGAGCATATCTGGCGGGATTTTAAAGCCGGATTGCGAGCCGTCAATCCACGTGATCAACAGAATAGTTAGAAACTTCATTGGTTTTTCTCCTTACTTGTTTGTGTAAGCCATTTGCGGATGTCACCCTGCCAGTTCAAAAAGCTACGCCGATCTGACGACGTGTTGCTTACGATAAAGAACCTTCGGTTGTCCCCACGTGCGACCCGCATTTTTACGTGTGTCTTGCCAGTGAAGTTGACCCCGACGAGGTCAACCCCAAGTTTTTTTAGGTACTTTGCGTGTTCGGCAAAGCGGCGCGGGATCAATTCGACACCAGTTTCTTGCTGCGCTGTAGGCGCTGCACCTTCTTACGCAACTCAATCATGTCGCGGGGGTGCTTAAGGAACGGTTCCAACCCACGGCCCTTGGCCCTGCCGATACGATACAAGGCCAGCACGTGCTTAGGTTTCATGTCATTCAGCGGGATCATTAGTTGCCCCCACGATGTACTCGGTCATCACCCCTACGTTCTCTTCATTGACAACGATGGCAAAGCCACCCGCCTTGCGGATAGCCTCTATGTTCATGTCTTGCAGCATCGTTGTCTTGTTCCCATTGGCCTTACATTCGAAGCCAAAGAACCTGCCCTTGTAGCAACAGATCACGTCGGGCAAACCACCCATACCGTATCCGCCTGTCACGGGGTAAAAGTAGTAGGCCCCCAAGGCTTTAAGCTGCTTAGTAAGCTGTGTCTTAACTTTCTTCTCTGGCGTATCAGCCATTGTCGTTCTCCTTTTTTGTTAGCCAGTACGTGTTGGCGTTTATCCGTTGGCCCACACCTTCTACGGGGGTGGTTGGGGGGTGCAGTGACATCATAGTCAGCACAGACAGCTTCTCCTGCATCCATATTGGCAAGGTCGAGGTGTTAGTATACATACCGACTTCTGCTGTATCAAGACAATCTATGCCGAATGATGTTACTTCGACCTTTTGGGTTAGCGGGTCTATAGAAACGCGGTATATATTGTCTTCTTCTGGGTCCCAGTGCGCAAGTAACTTACCCTCAGACACACTATTATCCACAGTTAATAGAGCCAGCGTGGCGCGGGCTGCGGTGTATGTACGTAGGTGCTCTCTCCATAGGTACCCGCGTTGATCGTAGAGCAGACGGACGCTGTAGGGTGTTTTGTACCTATCCTCCCTAGCTAGCTTAGCTGCCTCACAGAAGCGCTCAAACCAAGCAGCGCCTTTAAAGTTGGACATAGAATGTGTCCTCCGTAAGTTTCATGCCGACCCCAGCAACGTAGCCATTTTCGCTCAGCATAGAGAGAACGCTGACCTTACCCAGAACGCCTTCGTTCACCTCGGCCACGGGCGTGTCCGTAGACGGGAAGTCCTTAGCAACCTGCATGTCCATGGAGTAAGAACCTTTAGTCGGCTCCAATGCCTGTACTTGAAAGACCTGCCCACGCCAGTCCTCGATTACACGGACAAAGAAGTGCCGTGTCTCTTGCATCTCCATCACGTGTAGGTGGTCGCTCACCTCGACGTAGGCCGCTGCCTGTGCGGCAAAATCGGCGTGGTCAAACTTATAGCCGCTACGGAGTAACTCCCGAAGCTCTGCCGCTAACGCTGTGTGATCCGATAGGATGCGGTGCGACTTGCTCCGCGAGTTCCGCAAATCACTGCCTTTCATGTTGTACGACAGACGCAGCCTCTCTATGTCCACAGCGGCCATCTCGGCCACGCTGTAAGGACGCAGGTGGGTAAGCGCGTTGCGGACCGCTACGTCGATGTTGATACTTCCTAACATGTTATAGGCTTGCCTGCTGCTAGTGAACTTGCGGTTCTCAATGGTCCGCGAGAAGACCGCGTACTTAACACCGCCGCTGTAATCGGCGTAGCCGATATACCCTAACGTGTAGGGACAGCTGTCCATGTAGACATACACTTCATGCTGCTGCCTGTAGAGAAACTTAACCCCTCGCATCTTGGCGGTGAGTGCATCCATGAAGTCTCGCAGGTGTTGCGGAGAACACACCATCTGTGTGCTGGCGCTTGTTACCTCCGCATAAGATACTTTAACCGAAGCTACGCTTACGTGTTTCATGTTATTTCCTTTCTTCGACGACCGTGGTGACAAAGCCCAAGGTCTTGTTGATCCAACGATTCATGCCCGCCTTCATATTGGCGAGGTCTTTGTCATTTTGTGGGAGGCGGCTCATTCGGTCGTACATAAGCGCGTAAGCAAAATGCAGATACATTGGGTGCTCAGGGTCGAGCATCGCTCGCGCTGTCTCGTTTGGGATGTGCCGCGCCATACCGCCCCAAATTGGCCACGATCTTGATTCGGTTGCTTGCCATGCTTCAACTTCAGTATTTAACGTGGTCTGCTGCTGCCAGCTTATCTGCATCATGGGCCGCATGATGAAGCAGTAGTTAATAAAGGCCGCGATCTTCTCTTTATAGGGAGCCTTCACGTCGGCCATAACACGAGGCAGTTCCACCGTGCGTGGACGACCACCAGCAACAAAACTCCAGATGCAACCAGACTTGCGCTTAAAGGTTACCGCCGCGCCGTCATCTACGTCCGTCATCCACTTCATATATTTGAGCTGATAGCCGTTGGGGTTTATAGCCGTGAGCTGTTTGAGGTCCTCTAGTATATAACTTGGCACCGTGGTGCTGATCGACAGGTAGTGTTTGTTGTCGTAGGACGCTGAGTCTGGTGCATAGTGGCCTCTGTTGGGGTGCAGTGCCCGTGCTACGTAGTGGTCCCCGCTACGGTTCATGCAGAAGAGTAAGCCGCGGGGCAGGAAATCTTGTAGAAAGCTATAGCGGGCGTTGTGTTGGCCCCACCCGCCCGTTGCGTTTCTAGCGGTCACAGTCTCACTGCCATCGGGGTGCCGCCGCCATACAATGGGCGCAAGGTTGGTCTGCTCCTCACGGGTAATAACTTTCTGCACACCGTTTTCTGGCTCCCAGTATGTGAAGATAGGGTCGCCGTAGTGTGCATCAGTCAGCAGGTAGGTGTTCTCGTCCATCTTGACGACGCGCTCCCACTTACGAGACCGCTTACCTATAGGCCGTAAGTCGTCGCCTCTGTGCTTACTACCCCGCAGGGGCTTCACGGCTGCGTAGTGCGCCGCAACTTCGTCAAACGTGTTGAGTGGTATTATGGGCATGGTTCTCTCCTTAGAAA